TGGCAATACCTGCCGGAGCGCGTGCAAGAAATATAATTTGTTCAACAGTCGGATCTTTACCAATTGAACAATATAATCATTTTACAAATGAACACATAAGACCAAATCGCGTAATTATGCAACCAGATCCAAGAGTTGCAGGATCAGCAATTTATTCATGGATCGCTGAGGATCTTTTACTTTATGGTGTTGCTTATGGAATGGTAATGGATGCTTACGCAGCCACAGATGCTTCAAGAATTAGAGCATGGACAAGAATTGCTCCGGGTCGAGTATTTGCTTCATTAAATGGTAACTCAACAGAAATTGAGTATTACACAGTTGATGGCAAGCGAGTGCCACCATACGGATTAGGTTCGCTAATTGTATTTAACGGATTAGATGAAGGAATACTTAATCGAGCAGGTCGCACAATTAAAGCTGCTGCATCATTAGAGCAAGCTGCTGAAATGTATGCAAAAGAGCCTATGCCACAAATGGTGTTAAAGTCAAATGGCACAAATTTAACTCCAGAGCGAATTACAAAACTTTTAGAATCATGGAAAATATCAAGATCAACAAGATCAACAGCATTTTTAAATGCCGATGTTGAATTACAGGCTTTAGGATTTGATCCGGCTAAATTACAATTAAATGAAGCTCGCCAATACCTTGCTTTAGAAATTGCAAGAGCATCTGGCATTCCAGCATCATTCGTATCTGCTGAAACTACCAGCATGACTTATTCAAACATGACAGCCGAAAGAAAAGCATTAATTGACTTTTCATTACGACCAATCCTTACTGCAATTGAGCAAAGACTATCTCAAGCCGATTTCTGCCCTAACGGAATTGAAACTCGATTTGACATTGATGATTTCTTGCGTGGCTCAGCATTAGAGCGAGCGCAAGTCTATGAAATCCTAAACCGCATTGGCGCGATGAGCGTTGAGCAAATCCAAGAGGAAGAAGATCTAATACGATGAAAATTAATTTCCCAATAGAGATAACTGCTGCTGATACTAACAAGCGCACAATCTCAGGAAAGATCGTTACATGGGATGAGCAAGGATCAACAAGTGCAGGATTAACTGTATTTGAAAAAGATTCAATTGATTTCTCAAAGCCTGTTAAATTATTACTTGAGCACGAAAGAACTAAGCCACTTGGAAAACTTGTTGATATAACTGCAACAGATACAGGGCTAGAAGCAACCTTTCGCTTGGCTAAGACTTTTTCAGCGGATGACGCATTAGAGGAAGCTGCAACAGGATTAAGAGATGGATTTTCTGTCGGAGTCAAAATTAATGAATGGAAAAATGAAGAAGGCGTGCTAAGAATTAAATCAAGCACACTTCAAGAAGTTTCACTCGTTACAGATCCAGCAATTGACAGCGCAAGAGTCGCTGAGGTTGCAGCTAGTGAAACACCAGAGAATTCCGAAGCAACCGCTGAGGAAACCACAACAAAGGAGAACAAAGTGTCAGAAATTACTTCTGAGGCTCCTATCGCAACCGAAGCGGTAGAAGCGACACAGGCTCCAGTTGTAACTGCTCAATATGTGGCATACACAAAGCCACGCGTTAATGAGAATGTTACAGCAGGACAATATGCAGCAGCACAAATTCGCGCTATTCAAGGCGATACAGATGCACGCGATTTAATTGCAGCATTACAAATTGCAACAACAGGCGAGAACACAGGAATGGTTCCACCTAACTACCTACGCGATGTAATCGGAGTTATCGATTCATCTCGACCATTCATTGATTCAATCGAGCGCGCTCCACTTCCACCAAGTGGTCTTAAGGTGTTCACACCTGTGCTTGGAAATCAGGCAATCGTAGGACAAACTGCTGAGGGTGTAGAGTTTGCATCACAAGATACAGCAGTAACATTCCAAGAGGACACAATCGTAAAATTTGCTGGTGCAAATGTTGTGAATGTTGAACTTCTTGATCGTTCAGACCCATCATTCTTGGATCTATTAATTCGTGAACTTGCTGCATCATACGCACAAAAGACAGATGCTTATGCAGCTAAGATCGCATCAGAGGCAGCAGCCGGATCATCAGGCGCTTCAATCTATGCAGCAATCGCTGATGGAATTGCAGATGCTTATGGCGTTATGCGCTTCACACCAAACCGTTTGATGGTTGCTCCATCAGGTGGCGAAGATGGTATTGATTTCGCTGGACTACTTGGCGCAGTTGCAGATGGTCGCCCACTATTCGCAGCAGCAGCTCCACAAAACGCAGCTGGATTAATTTCACAAGGTTCAACAGCAGGAACAGTCGCAGGACTTGACCTAGTTGTAGATCCTAACTACACAGGTGATAATGCAAATGTAAAGCATGCATTAATTTATCCTTCAGCAGCTATGCGATTCCACGAGTCAGGAACATTTGATATTCGTGCAAATATCGTTGCTAACGGCCGTGTTGAAATCGGTCTTTATGGTTATGTCTGTGCAGTAAATCGTTACCCAGCAGCATTCCGTAAGTTATCAGTAGCTTAATTTAACTGAGTGCCTGGGGTTGCTCCCGATCTCAGGCATCCATTAATGGGAGTAAGGAGATGACATGCCAAGTATAATTACAGCCACCGAGTTGAGATCTGTGCTTGGTGTGTCATCATCCTTGTATAACGATGCTTATTTAGACGGAATTATTGACACAGCAGAAAACACTATTCTGCCAATGTTAGTTACATTTAAGAGCGCAGTTCAAAAAACAGTTTTACAAGATAATGTTGCCACATTTACAACAGTTGGCGTGCATGAATTTACCGAAGGCCAATCGGTAGTTATTGCTGGTTGCTTGAGTCCATATAACGGAACTCGCACAGTATTAGTAGATAATCTTGGCGACTATACTTTTTCAGCTAATATTACAAACGCAGATATTATTGAAGCAAATGTCATTCCAAGCGGAAGTGCCACATTAACAGGCGCATCAACTTATGTTGGAAATCAATCAGTTAAATCAGCGGTACTTGTCATTTCAGTTGAAGTATTTCAATCAAGAGTTGCAGCAGGTGGACAAATAGAAGGCGTTGACTTTACAGCGACACCTTACAGAATGGGTCGCAGTTTATACTCACGCGTAATTGGAATTCTCGGGCCTTATGTAGATGTTGAAGGTATCTGTCAATAATGCCTAACCAAACAATCCTTGAACAGGTTCGCACACCTTTAGCAACTGCATTATCTAGCGTTGCCGGTAATGTTTATTCATTTGTGCCTGAAACAGTAATCCCGCCAGCTGTTGTAGTTGTGCCGGATTCACCATACTTAGAATTCGAAACAATCAGCAAATCAAACATTCGCGCTAAGGTCAATATGACCATCACAGTTGCAGTTGCCTATAATAGCAATCCTGCATCACTCGACAATATCGAGCAGTTAGTAATTAGTGTTCTGGCAGTTATTCCAGCAGGCTACATTGTCAGTTCGGTTGAAAGACCAACAGTTACACAAGTAGGAGCATCAACTTTGCTTATTGCAGATGTTAGAGTTAGCACCTATTACCAGAGAACAATCTAAGGAGAAAAATGCCAACGACAGTTATTACCGGTCGAGATATTACCTTCACTATTGGCGGTAATAATTTCGATGCACAAGCAACAACCGCAACACTTACTGGTGAGATGGATCGCCAGACATATCAGACACTAGACGGAAAAGTCTTTAAGGTAACTGATAACAATTTCACATTTGAAGTTGAAATGTTAGCCGACTGGGGCGCAACTGGATCTCTATGCGAGATTCTATGGGGCGTTGCAGAGTCAGCACCAGATACAGCAATTAACACAGTTTTTACAGCTACTTCAGGCGCGGTCTTTACTTTCCAAGTATTGCCAATGTGGCCTTCAGCTGGTGGAACTGCACCAGATGCTCAAACTGTATCTTTATCATTCCAAGTTATCGGAGTGCCAGCAGAAACCTTTTAATCAATAAACAAACGGGAGCAAACAATGAAGTTACCAATTACAATTGAATATAACTCAGGCGAGCAAGCCACTTATGTAGCCCAACCGCCTGAGTGGGCTAAATGGGAAAAGCAAACTGGTCACACCATAAGCCAAGCAAAAGAAAAACTTGGTATGTGGGATCTAATGTTTTTAGCATACAACGCACACAAGCGCGAAGCTGCTGGAAAGCCAGTTAAACCATTTGATGCTTGGATGGAAACAGTCGGCGATGTAATAGTCGGTGATGCAAACCCAAAAGTCATCCAGCAGGAAGCCTAAACAGATTATTGGTTGAGTTGGCACTAGCCACACAAATTCCAATGAGCGAATGGGTTGATTCAGACGACATTTTAACAGCTATCGAAGTATTGGAGCAGAGGTATGGCAAGTGAAACAATCGCCTACAATAAAAAAGACCTGCGCGATATTTACAAGGCTTTCAAACTTATGGATGAACAAGCTACTGATGAAGCACGCCGTCAATCTGCTGCTCTGGCGTATTTTGCATCTGAAGAAATTAAACAAGCAGCTGGACAAAGAACAAAGGCTGGCAAAGTTGCGCAGAGAGTCGCGGATGGCGTTAGCATCTCTAAGTCAAGCAAGATCGGTGAATTCAGTTATGGATTCGCACGCCAGAAATTTTCAGGTGGTGCTACTACGCAAACCCTATGGGGTGGCATTGAGTTTGGTTCAAATAAATTCAAACAGTTCCCTGCATATTCTGGGCGGTCAGGTCGTGGATCTCGCGGATGGTTCATTTATCCAACCCTTCGCAGAATTCAGCCTGAATTGATTAACAAGTGGGAAGAAAGTTTTAATCGCATCATTAAGGAATGGGTCTAATGGCAACCGGTAATAGAACTCTAAAGTTATCAATCCTTGCAGATGTCGATGATCTAAAAAAGAAATTAGGCGAAGCCGACAAGGCTGTCGAAACTAACTCAAGTCGAATTGCAGATTTTGGAAAGAAGGCTGCTGCTGCATTTGCCGTAGCTGCTGCTGCTGCCGTTGCCTATGCCAGCAAATTAGCCATTGATGGGGTCAAGAGTGCGATAGAGGATGAGCAGGCACAGTTAAGGTTAGCCAATGCTCTAAGACAAGCCACAGGGGCAACAGATGCCCAAATAGCGGCAACTGAGGACATGATCCTTAAAACTAGCCTTGCAACTGGTGTTGCCGACGATCAATTAAGACCGGCATTACAGAGATTGGCAGTATCTACAAAAGATACAGGAGAAGCTCAAAAATTATTAACCCTTGCTTTAGATATTAGCGCAGCATCAGGTAAAGATTTAGAAACTGTTACAAATGCTTTAGGTAGAGCACAGGATGGAAATGTTACTTCATTAGGTCGATTAGGTCTTGGCTTATCAAAGGCTGAATTATCTACTTTAACATTTACTGAGGTTCAACAGAAACTTGCTGATCTTTATGGTGGCGCAGCAGCTACAAATGCTGAAACCTTTCAAGGAAAGATCGATCGCTTAAAAGTAGGATTTGATGAAGCTAAAGAATCACTTGGCACAGCCTTATTACCTGAGATTGAGAAATTTATTGGATTTTTAAATGAAACAGGCATTCCAAGCCTGAATGCTTTTATTGCAGGATTAACTGGAGCAGGTGGATTAAATCAAGGATTTACCGAAACTCAAAGAAATGCAGAATCTTTTGGTAGAGCAATTAGTGTTGTGGCTGGAATTATTTCAGGATTTATTACATTCTTGCGTGAGGCAATTGGTTTAGTTGTATCTCTAGCCAATGAATTGATTAGAGTTGTAAATATCATTCCGGGCGTTAATGTGGGTTCATTACCTAATCCAGCACCATCAGCAGGCAGATCATCATTACCTAAAGTGCCTAGTTCAACCGGTAATTTTGGCGGTGGCGGTATGGGTCAAATAACAAACATTACAGTTAATGCAATTGATGGTGAAGGTGCTGCAAGAGCTGTTGCAAGAACTTTAAATAGTCAAGCAGCTAGATCCGTAACCGCGTTACGAGATAGAGTCAATTAATGTCAGCATTTACACCAGACTGGAAATTAACTGTCGGTGGGGTTGACTATACTGACATAGCAATATCAGATGTTCAGCATACTGCCGGACGCACAGATATTTACCAACAACCACTTCCTTCATATTGTCAAATTACATTTGTGGCTTTATCAGGTCAAACTTTACCCTTCGATATAAACGATAGTTTTGATTTACAAATAAAAGATTCAAGTGGATCTTATGTTGTTTTATTTGGTGGAGATATAACTGATGTAACTGTTGAGGTAGGTGCTACCGGATCAGCAGCCACAGTTGTTCAATATACAATTTTAGCTATGGGTTCGCTTGCTAAATTAACTAAAGAAATTTATACAGGCATACTTTCCCAAGATGAAGATGGCGAACAAATTTACACTTTATTAAGTAGTATTTTTGCTACAACTTGGGCTGAAGTTCCAGCTGCTGCTCAATGGAGCACTTATAGCGCAACCGAAGAATGGCTAGATGCCGGAGTAACAATTGGCGATGTTGATAGACCCGGCCTTTACACAATGGAAAATCGAGCATCAGATCCTGACACAATTTATAATATAGCTGCACTTATAGCCAGTTCAGCATTTGGTTATTTGTTTGAGCAAAATAATGGCTTTGTTGG